TAAAGAAGTTAATGTAAATGAAGGTCATAACAAAAATGTTTCTTTATACACTGAAAGTGAAGATGATAGTGAAAGATATGTTTTAAAAATGGGTGAAACCACGGAACAAGCGGCACCCGCACCTGCACCTGCTCCCGCACCTGCTCCCGCACCTGCTCCTGCACCTGAAGAACAACCTACAGATGACATGGGAATGGACGATATGGGAATGGACGACATGGGAGGTGATGAGGAACAAGATGATGAACCAATTACTTTAAAAACAATCCAAAAACTTACAGGTAAATTAGCTCAAAAATTAAGAGCGTTTAGTTCTGACGAAGAAAATGAAATGACATCTAACGATATTAAATACGTTATCAATTCTGTATTATCAGCACTTGATTTAAATCAATTGGAAGAGGAAGACAAAGAACAAATCATGTCTAAATTTGAAGGTGAAGAAGAAGGTATGGACGATATGGAAGATATGGGCGGTGAAGACGACATGTCTGCAGAACCACCATCATCACCTGAAGGAGAAATGGCTGAAGGATTTATGGATGACGATGATGAATCATTATCTACTGAAGACGGTAAAGACTTTGTTAGAGGTTTGTTTGACATGGGTGAGTCTGAAGATATGGACGATGACAACCTTCCAAGACGTATGAGAGGAGCAAGAAAAATTAAACACCATGGTATTAAAGACCATGAAGCTTCAAGAATGGAAGAAATGATTGAAGGATTATTTTCAGAATCTAAAGTTGATAATATCCTGAAAAAATATTTTAGAATTGATGAAAAAGAACGAGTGTTAATGGAAGAGAAGAAAAAGAAACAAATCGTTGAATCAAATAAAAATAATAAAACAATTCAAAGAATTAAAAGTTTGTCTGAGAGTGTCGCACAAGAAATTTCATCAACTAAATTAGTTGCGAAATATCCTAAAGCAAGACTTGTTGGTAAATCTAAAGAGACAAGTAATTTAGTATTTGAAGTTAATGATAAAACACTTAAAATTACTCCAAAAGGTAGTATTTTATGAGTTATTTAATTTATGTGAATGAATTAGGGCCAAACTATAAAGGAGATAATATATACGAATTTATTTTCTCCGAAAGTTTGGAAGACATATGGGGGGATTCTTGGGAATCTAAACCGTCAAACGGTTACCCATCTCCACCCGATTTAGAACATATTAATAAAGTAGGGGTCCTGAAAAATGATGAAATAACATTATCAGTGGTTCAGAACTCCGATTATTTTTCAATGATAGATGCGGTTGACGGAGTTATTGCATTATCTTGGGAAAATGAAACTGAAAAAATAGATTTTGAAGTTGTAAAACGATTAGTATTTCGTTTTGGTGAAACAGAAGAATCTGTAAAGAATAAATTATATGAACGAGACATTGTTCTAGAGTTTGAAAAAAAAGTAGTATATGAAAACTAACAATAAAATTTTACAATTAATCAAACACGGATTTAGTGGTGACCTTCTTTCAGAATTAAATGAGGGACAAGTAAATGCTCTATACAATAGATTGTCAGAACAAGTAACCCCATTACCCGCAAAACCATCTTATAAAGTTGGTGATAAAGGAGGAGCTTTACCACCAAGTGATAAAGGTTATGCAATTAAAAAAAATCCTAGTGATAATTCAGTAACTGCAACACCAATGGAAGAAGAAATGGATTGGTTAATGAGTGAGGACGATACGTTAGATGTTGTTAATGACCCTGATGCAAGTGAAGATGGTATGGGTATGTTTGAAGAAAAAGACCTACAAGAAAAGTTTGAATCAAAACAACAACAAAAATATTTCTTCGCTAAATGTGGTGATGGAAAAACCAAAGAACAAAAAAAATGGTGTAAAATGGCTGATGAGTTCTCAAAAAAGACTAACTTTGGAAAACTACCAAACAAAAAAGAAACAAAAGAAGAATTTAATATGGGTGACTATTACAAAAAAATTGCGAGTGCGGCGGCAGGAGCTACAAAACAAAATCTAAATAAAGTTTCACCAAGTGTTAACATGGGTGAAAATCAAATGGAGAAAAAAATCATGAGGTTGATTGAACGACATATTTTACCTAAAATGTCTAAACAAGATTTCTTAAATTTAGTATCTGAACAAGGGACTAAAGAAAAAGAGAGAACTAAAGAAAAGGAAAAAGAAACTACCAAAAAACCTGGTACTCCGTATAGTCCTAAACCAGGACCTGCAAAAGCACCTAAGGCCTACAAACATGAAGTGGATGAACAAGGTTCACCAACTACGGCACCTCCTAAACCAAAGACACCTACAAAACCTTCTAAGCCTGGCACACCTTACAGTCCAAAACCTGGACCTGCAAAGGCACCAAAAGCGGGTAAAGAAAAATTACCAAGTTGGTTGTCATTTAACTCAATTGGAATTAAATTAAAGTAAGATGAGCGTAAATTTAAAAATGGAAAAAATATTTAAAATCAAAAAAAACTTGGAGAGAAAACTAATGTCTGAAGGATTATCATCAAAAGAACGTTCATTATTAAATGAAATTAAAACCTCGTTAAAAGAAGCCCCGATTGATTATGAAGGTCCTGAAAGAATGGAGCCTGGAATTGAGAGAAAGATTACTTCTAAACAAACTCCATATCATGAACATCCTGCAATGCCAGGTGGTGATAGAGACTTTATTGAATTGGTCGCGTCTAAACGATTTAAAGACTCTGTAGATAAAGTTAGACGTTATTTAGGAGATACTACCGCAATCCAAGGAAGAAACCCTTTAATGAACCTTATGGGTATGGCAATGGGAGGTATACAACAAATCTCAATGATAGAATCTCGTAATAAAGAGTATCTTGAAAATTTAGCGATTGATTTAGTTAAAAAAGAAATGGGGATTCCTCAAGGAGCATTACAGTTTGACGCTAAATTAGTTCATGGTGGTATGTCCGCAGCTGAAGGGATGAGAACAGAACCTCAAGAACCTGAAAAAGAAGATGTTGAAGACGCATTTAAAGAATCAGAAGAACACTCAGAAGATTTATTAAACTTTGTGGACTCGTTTGAACAATTTAATTTAGAGAAAGCGAAAAGACGTTTTATTAACTCATTAATCCAAGGAGCCGCGTTTAAAGGTGGTCACATGTATGTGTTAGTTGCGGATGAAATTAATAGATTAGACCCAAGATTGTTAAACCTTTATGGTGTTACCCAATCATTAATGGAACACCTATATTGGATATTCCCTGACATGGAAGGTATGGCAGGTTCAGGTGGAGGTCAAATGGGACAAAGTGAGGTTGATGAAGAGACTGACCCACCAACAGTTAAAGCAAGAGCAGGAACATTCCCATTACTTATTCACGAATTAGTGAAAGGTGTTTATGAGGTTTTTGGTACTCACGGTTTACCTGATGACCCAAAACAACAAGAAATGGTTATGAACGCTGAAGATACATTACCAGCAGAAATTTGGGATTCAAGATTAGGTCCTGTATTTTGGGAAAAATTTGTCGCGACATATCCTGTGGAATTATTTGAGGATGACATGAAACATATTCAACACTATTTGTTCATGAGATTTTCAAAATTAGAAGCACAGGAATTCTTTAAAGTTGCAAAACTAATCCTTCAAGGAGACCCAAGAGGTAATCAGTTTATCCAAAGAATGGTTGATGAAATTGTTTCTGATTTGAAGAAACAAGATTATGAAGATAGTATGTCAGATGATGACGATGATGACTTAGACGATATTGATTTATCTTCTTTAGGATTCTAAAAAATAACTTAAATTTATACTAAACCCTCATTTATTAATTTAAATGGGGGTTTTGATATTTATATAGAAATAGTTTTATGAATTTAACTAAAGAACAGTTATTAATGGAATATGTGAAATGTATGAGGGACACTCCTTATGCGTTGAGAACATATTTACAAACTTACGATAACACTGTTTCTAAATATGTCCCGTTAGAATTATTCCCTGACCAAGTTTCGTTACTAAATGATTACGAAACCTTTAATGAAAATATTGCGTTAAAGTATCGTCAGGCAGGTGTATCAACAGTAACCGCCGCGTGGACATCTAAGAAATTAGTATTTGCAAAAAAAGAAAAACCTGAGAAAATCCTAATCATTGCTAACAAACTTGATACGTCATTGGAGATGGCAAATAAAATTAAGATGTTTGTTGGTCAATGGCCGTCATGGACTAATTCGGGGTTCTCTGCCGATAAGAACTCACAGAAACATTATAAATTAACAAATGGTTGTGAGGTTAAAGCGGTTGCAACATCAAAGGATGCTTTACGTGGATTTACTCCTACCATCCTAATATTTGATGAGGCGGCGTTTATTGAAGCGGACAGTGATTTCTGGTCCGCATGTATGGCGTCCTTATCCACAGGGGGTAAGGTAATCGTAGTTTCAACACCGAATGGTTATGACCCGATTTATTACGAAATCTATGACCAAGCATTAAGAAATATGAATGATTTCAAAATTACTGAAATGTTTTGGTTTAGAGACCCCCGTTACACTAAAGATTTATATTTGGTTAAAACAGAAAATATTATTCATTATCTACTAAACAAAGAAGAATACACTCAAGACCAAATTTTAAGCTGGGAACCAATTCCTTTTGAGGAACGAAATTATGTAGACCTTAAAAAAATAATGGACGAGGGATACAAACCTTGTTCAGTTTGGTTTGAGGGAATGGTTAAAAAACTTAAATACGATAAACGTAAAGTTTCTCAGGAGTTGGAATGTAATTTCTTGGGTTCGGGAGATAACGTATTTGATTCTCTTTTAATGGAAAAAGTTCGTGAGAACATGGTTAGAGAACCGTCAAACAAAATGATGGGAAATGCTTTATGGATATGGAAAGAACCTGTTGTAGGTCATAAATATGTTATGGGTATTGACGTATCTCGTGGTGATAGTGAAGATTTTAGTTCATTTGAAATTATTGATTTTGATACAAGGGAACAAGTTGCAGAATATGTCGGTAAACTCCCACCTGATACTATGGCGGAAATTTCTTATAAGTGGGCTAATATGTATTCATGTTTTGTTGTGATTGATATTACAGGAGGTATGGGTGTTTCCACTGCAAGAAAATTACAAGAAATGGGTTATAAAAATCTATATATTGATGGTGTGGATTCCGCAAACAAATGGAAGTACGACCCAAAGGCCTTAGAAAAAATTCCTGGTATCAACTTTAACAACAAACGAGTTCAGATTATTGCATCCTTTGAGGAGGTTATGAGACACGATTTTAGAATTTACAGTTCAAGACTGTATAATGAAATGAACACCTTTATTTATATGAATGGTAGACCTGACCACCAAAAGGGTCATCACGATGACTTAATCATGTCAATCGCTATGGCTACTTATGTTGCCGAATCGTCTTTTAGTAATTTAACCAAAGTTACCGAACATACTAAAGCAATGATTAATTCATGGTCGATTAGTAATAATGAATCCGTTAGTAAAGGGATTGAATTTAACCCCGTTATTCCATATGGTGGAGAAAGAATCAATCAATTTTCAAATAGTAATGTTGGTAGAGAAGAATATGCCAAATACGGTTGGTTATTTGGTGGAAGATAATATTTATAATAAAACGAAACAATGGGATTGGTAAACAGAAAAAGGTCAGGTAGAAAATTTAATGGGAGTAAGTTGAATGTCCCTGGCCAAGGTATTAGTTCAGTTAAACCTGGAGGAGATAATAAAATTAATCAACAGGGAAGTTCTGACAATAATACTAATAATAATACCAATAACAAAGGGAATTCATAACTATTTAGTTATTCCCAATAAGAATTAAATTAGTAATATGGAAAATAATAATAATGGTAATTTAACAGTATGGCAGAGGTTATCCCACGCATTTGGACCCAACGCCCTATTAAATCAAGATTACCCAACATATAAGTTTGACAGAAAAGAACTGTTAAAAACTCCATCAAAACAGGAGTACGATAAAGAGTTATTACAAGCTCAACAAACTTATTATTTAGCCAATCAATGGACAAAGATTGAAAGTAATTTATATACCCAAGCGGTTTATTATGAACCAACAAGATTAGCATCTTTTTACGATTACGAATCAATGGAATATACACCTGAGATTTCCGCAGCATTAGATATCTACGGTGAGGAATCAACTACAGTTGATGAGAACGGATACATGTTACAGATTTATTCTGAATCAAAAAGAATCAAATCAATTCTAACGGATTTATTCAATAATATTTTAGATATTAATACCAATTTACCCATGTGGACAAGAAACACTTGTAAATATGGGGATAATTTTGTTTATTTAAAGCTTGACGCTGATAAAGGAATTGTTGGTTGTATGCAATTACCAAATATTGAAATTGAACGTTTGGAAAGAGGTATGCCAGCACAAGCGGCAAAACAAAATATTGAAGAACCTCAAGAAAATAAAGGTTTACGATTTAAATGGAAAGTTAAAGACATGGAGTTTAATTCATGGGAGATAGCACACTTTAGATTATTAGGTGATGATAGAAAACTTCCGTATGGTACATCTATGTTAGAAAAAGCAAGACGTATTTGGAAACAGTTATTGTTGTCTGAGGATGCGATGTTAATCTATAGAACTTCAAGAGCCCCTGAAAGAAGGGTGTTTAAAGTGTTTGTTGGTAACATGGATGATAAAGATGTTGAACCATATGTACAACGTGTTGCAAACAAGTTTAAGAGGGACCAAGTAGTTGATTCAAAAACAGGTAACGTGGACATGAGATTTAATCAAATGGCGGTTGACCAAGATTACTTTATTCCTGTGAGAGATGCCACGGCACCAAACCCAATTGATACTTTACCTGGAGCTCAAAACTTATCAGAAATTGCAGATATTGAGTATATCCAAAAGAAATTATTAACCGCATTACGTATTCCTAAGGCGTTCTTAGGATTTGAGGAAATTGTTGGTGATGGAAAAAATTTATCTTTAATGGATATTCGTTTCGCAAGAACCATCAATAGAATTCAAAAATGTATGATTGCGGAAATGAATAAAATTGCAATCATTCACTTATTCCTTTTAGGGTTTGAGGATGAATTATCAAACTTTACATTAGGTTTAACCAATCCATCATCTCAAGCAGATTTATTAAAAGTTGATTTGTGGAAAGAGAAAATGTTATTGTATAAAGACGCGGTTACCGCTATTGAAGGTATTGCACCTGTATCAGTTTCATGGGCTAAAAAACATATCTTAGGATTTTCAGATGAGGAAATTAAACTTGATTTACAACAACAACGTATTGAGAAAGCAGTTGGGGCGGAATTAACTAATACTGCAACAATTATTACTCACTCAGGTATTTTTGATACTGTAGATAAATTATACGGTAGTAAGTCAGGAGCAACTGCAAATGCGGAAGGAGCCCCACCACCACCTCCTGGAGGTGATGAAGGAGGAATGGGTATGGCTCCACCACCACCTTCAGGTCCTGAACCAGGAGGAGAAGCAGGAGTAACACCTGAATCTTATGAGAGAGATAATTTAAAAATATTATTAGAATCTGACTCATTAACTGATGAAGATTCCTACATTGATTTATCAAAAGGGAAAAATTCTTTAGGTGAAATGGAGGAACGATTGAATAAACTTCTAAGAGATTGATATTTATATTAAAAAACAAAGAAATGATTAAGTTTGGTATATTAAAATCTAAAATAGAAAAAGTGTTATTAGAGTCATATTCTAACAATACGATTAAAGACGAATTGAAAAAGTTTAAAACTAATGTTCTTAATAATAAGAATGTTAGTAAACTTTTTTATCTATACGATGAGTTAAACTCAAATAAAGGTTTGAACGAATCAGTTGTTAGTGATTACATTAATGAGTGTACGACTATCTATGAAAACACAATTAATAAAATTAAACCAAGTGAATTCCAAAAGATTAAATCTTGGGTTGGTAATGTGAAAACAGAAAACAACTATGAAAATGTAGATAACCTTTTCTCTACAGATGTTTTAACTATTGAATCAAGATTAGAAAGTAGAAAGTTAATTTCCGAGTCGTTAAAGAAGAAAACTCCAATTGAAAAGAAATTTGTTAATTTACCATTAAGTACTATGGTAAATGTCGCAAACAAAACTATTACGACTTTTATGGAGGACTTAACTGAATCTGAGAAAAAAGAATTACTATTTCTTTTATCCGAAGATGATTCAAAACTAAAAGAAAAGTTTGATTCGGTTAAAGATGAGGTTATTGTTAAATTAAACAACCTTAAAGAAAATTCTGATGAAAGTACTTTAACTAGAATTAATGAAACTATCCAAAAAGTTAGTTCTGAAAAGTACGACAAGTTAACTTACTTTAAATTAAAAGGTCTTAAAGAGACTCTTTAATCTTTGTCAGTTTTAAATGTTTTCTGAACGTATTTTGCTTTACTAAGTTCGTCTCGTCTTTTAACGGATGGTTTACTAAATGTTTTACGGTCGTTTAGTTCGGACATTTGCCTTGTCTTAATTACTTTACTTTTGTACATTTTTAGGGCTTTTTCTATATTACCCTTGTCCACTTTAATTATTAGCATATATCTACAAATATCCCGTCAATTTGGTTTTTTTGACTATTGATACAAATATACCTATTTTTTTGGAAAATAAACAAAATAATATGGAAATTAATGAAAAAGGGGAAAACCTCACAAATCCAAGGGTTCAAGTCGGCCAAGGTAATTTACGGAACTGTAGATTCAATTAACTTTAGGTCACTCTATTTAAACATTCAAACATGGGTAGAACCAATAAAAGACTCGGAGAGTTGGAACAGAGTAGTTTTAAACCTCAGTAGACAAATCAAACACATTGTCCATGACAGTTTAGATAGGTTTCTCTTTGACGATAAATTTATAGTTGATTTAGATTTACGGTCAAGTGGATTATCAGTTGGAAAGAAATCATTTCTAAACTTGGAAATTAACATTTTTCTTAAAGACACAGAAACAGATTTTAAATCTTTAAGGTTACGAGACTCTCTTAAAAAAATTGCAAAAAACGTATTCCAACAAGGATTTAGTGAAAGTGAATATTTTAAGTTTTATTTAAGTAAAAAAGGTAAAAGAACTGAAACTGATGAATAAACCAACAATCTTTAATATTTATTATTAAAAAATAAAGATGAGTTTACAAGTTTTAAAACCTGGACAATCAGGTAAGGGAATTCTTATTGAGTTTGACGCAGGATACGTATCACCAACTACTGAGAACAATTCATATATTATGGAGTCTAAAAGTATGTTAGACCATTCCAAACCATTTGAATTCTACGCCGTACTACAAAAATATAATACTCCAAATAGAAATGGTAGAATATACCCTGAACGTATTTTAAAAAGAGAGGCAGAAAATTATAAGAAAATGATAGAGAAGGGGACTTCATTATCAGAATTAAACCACCCTGAATCATCATTAATTGACTTAGATAGAGTTTCACACATTATCACCGAAGTTTGGTGGGATGGACCAACCTTGATGGGTAAATTAAAATTACTTACAAGTCCTGGATTCCACGAAAGAGGAATTGTATCAACTAAAGGAGATATGGCTGCGAACTATTTAAGACAAGGGGTGACACTTGGTATATCATCAAGAGGTGTGGGTTCCTTAAAAAAAGTTGGTGAACAAAATGAAGTACAAGACGATTTTGAATTAATCTGTTTTGACTTGGTTTCTTCACCGTCAACACCAGGAGCATATCTATTCTTAAACCCTGAAGACAAAAATACCTTTGAAGAGAATATTGAAGAAGAGAAAAAAATGTCGGTTGAAAGAAATGTTGGACAGTCAGGAAACAAATCACTTGACTTAATGAAAAAATTAACCGATTATTTAGGTTATTAAACAAAAAACATTATGGACGAAAAGTATTTTATTGCAAAAGTTACTATTGACTCAGTTGACTCTGAATCAGGAAAAGTAAAAAAATTAAGAGAAGAAAAATTAGTTAGAGGATATAGCCCAACAGATGTTGAGGCAAAAGTAACTAAAGTTTTTGAAGCGTATTCTCAGGATTGGAGAATTACGGCAATTGTTGAAAGTAAAATTGATGAAGTGATAGAAGAATAATAATTTCAATAATTAATACAAAGGAGGCTCAAAAGGTCTCCTTTTTTTATTTTTCACATTTTGGGTAATATTTATTAAGGAATAAATAATCCACTGCCAAATTAGTTTTAATTAAACTTTTTTGATTATGGGTAATATTTATATATAAAAATATAAAACTCAAAATGGCAAAAGAAAAATCATTAGTAGAAGATGCAATCATTCAAATGAAAAATTTGGAAGAAGCGGTTGCCGAAAATGCAAAAGGAATACTTGCTTCAACAATGAAACAAGAAATCAAAGAATTGGTAAAAGAATCTCTATTTGAACAAGAAGACGAAGACGAGGTTGAATCAGATGATGATATGGACATGGATAACATGGACGTAGATTCAGATAACCAAGATACGGACGTTGAAGACGACATGGAAATGGACATGGATAACATGGACGATGACATGGAAGAACCAATTGACTTAACTGGCAAATCAGACGAAGAAGTTCTTCGTGTATTTCAGTTGATGGGTCCTGAGGATAATATCGTAGTAACAAAAGATACTAACGGTAATATTAACCTTAGAGACAACGAAGCTAATAAGGAATATATGATTGTTGGTGAAAGTGAAGAAGATGAAATGGAATTAGACGAAATGTGGAATGACGAAGAAGATGAAGAAATGTCATTTAACGAAGAAGATGAATCTATTGACGATATTGTTTCTAAAGTTTTTGGCGATGAAGACTCTGAAGACATGGAAGACATGTTTGAGCAAGAAGACGACATGGATGACATGATGGAAGATGATGACCAAGAGATTGTTTACGAAATTTCATTTGACGATGAAGAATTAGACGAATGGGGTGACTCAGAAAACAAATTCATGAAACATCACTTTAACATGGATGATGAAGATGAAACGGACATGGATGATGAAATGTCATTTGAAGACGAAATGGATTTTAATGATGATGAAGAAGACGAAATGGATTTTGAATCAATGATGGAATCTAAAATGGCAAAAAAATCTATCAAACCAAAAGGAGTTGGAATGGGAAAAGGACCTAACGTAAAAGTTTACCACGAAAAACCAAATCAAGGAACGGGTTTCAAAACAAAAATGAAACAAGGTCCAAAAGCGGTTGGAACAGGTAAGGCGAAATTTGAATATAAAGAAGGTGAAAACGCAGGTGACAAACTTGGAAATAACAAGATGGTCAAAAAAGTTGAAACCAAAGAAGGAGTTAGAACATTAGGTGCAGGAAGTAGAGCGGGTAGAAAAGGTGGTTTACCAAAACCAAGAGCACACTCAGCTTTTAACACGGCACTTAAAGAAAACGACTCAAGAGAATTAAATGTTCTTAGAGAAAAGAATGAAGAATACAGAAAAGCGTTAAACATCTTTAGAAATAAATTGAATGAGGTTGCAATCTTCAATTCAAACTTAGCATACGCTACACGTTTGTTTACTGAACACTCAACTTCAAAACAAGAAAAAATTAATATCTTAAGAAGATTTGACGGTGTAGAAACAATCAAAGAATCTAAAAACTTATACAAAGTTATTAAAGACGAACTTTCAACTACAACAAGTCAACCAATGAATGAATCATTTGAACGTAAAATGCAAAACGTTCCTACGACAGGTTCAGCAGTTAACTTAATTGAGTCAAAAACTTATGAAAATCCTCAATTCCTTAGAATGAAAGATTTAATGGCTAAAATTAAATAAAAATAAACTAAAAAACAAATAACAAACCAAAAAAATGGGAGCATTATTAGAATCAGGTCTTGTTGGTAACATCGGGTTAAAACACCTTAAAGTTATCAAAGAAGATACTATCAACAAATGGGATAAATTAGGATTCCTTGAAGGTCTTAGAGGCCACCTAAAAGAAAACGTAGCACAGTTGTATGAAAACCAAGCGTCTTTCTTAATCAACGAGGCTACAGGTGAAGGGTCATCAGGTTCATTCGAAACTGTTGTTTTCCCTATCGTTAGACGTGTATTCTCTAAATTATTAGCGAATGACATCGTATCTGTACAAGCAATGAACTTACCTATCGGTAAATTGTTCTATTTTGTACCTAAAATCCAAGGTTACACAGGAGGTACTGCACAAACACCAGGTAATGGTTATGCAGGTAACTCAGGTGAACATTACGGTCCTATTGGAGCGGTTGATGGACCAACTGCACAAGATGGTCAACAAGGTGTTGGTTACGGAGCGACTTCTACTTACGGTAAGAAAAATCTTTATGATTTATTCTACGAAGGAAACGAAGGTCAATTAGACCCTCCAGGATTGTTTGACTACTCTAAAGGTCAGTGGACTGCAGTTACTGCATCAACTGTAATGCAAGTTTGGTCAAATGGAGCATTAATTAATTCTAACGGTTCTGATTTTGATAATCAAAATGTTAGAAAAATTATTGTAGTAATGTCAGGTTTCGCAGACACAGGAGCTGGTAAATTAATCGGACCTGATGGTAACGAAATGGACTCAGAAACTTTCTTAGCGGACTTAAGAATTTACGCAAATGGTGCTTATAATGACTCTACATGGTCAGCAAGTACCGCATCAACTGAATGTCAAAACGCATTTAACGCGGCTCACCAACCAAATTCATTATTGTTCAGAGTTGTTACTCAACAATATGGTCAAGGTATCGTTGCAGGTTTAAATAGTTCAGCAAACGCATCATTCCCTGCGAATGGTAACGGTGGTAACTACAACAATGTTTGTAATGCGAATGGTTATATCTTCTTAGAAGTTGACTTGTCTTGTCCTGTATGTGCTACTTGTGGTGCTGGAACATTAGATGGTTACACAGGTACTACTTTAGGAGCTGATGTTGACCCTGATGCGTTTACTGCAGTATTCAGACGTTACCAAGAATTAGAATTTGAAGACAAAATCGGTGAGGTTTCTTTTGAATTGGATTCTGTAACAGTTTCTGTATCTGAAAGAAAATTAAGAGCACAATGGTCTCCTGAGTTAGCTCAAGACGTTGCGGCTTTCCACAACATTGACGCTGAAGCTGAATTAACGGCTTTATTGTCTGAACAAGTTGCGGCTGAGATTGACCGTGAAATTTTACGTGACTTACGTAAAGGAGCGGCTTGGAACCTACGTTGGGATTACAACGGATGGAGAAGAATTGCTAACACAACTAACTACACTCAAAAAGACTGGAACCAAACATTGATTACTGCAATCAATCAGTTGTCAGCACAAATCCACAAATCTACCTTAAGAGGTGGAGCTAACTGGATTGTTGTTTCTTCTGAGGTTTCTGCAATCTTTGATGATTTAGAATACTTCCACGTATCTAACGCGTCTCCTGAGCAAGACCAATACAACATGGGTATTGAAAGAGTTGGTACATTAGCTGGTCGTTACCAAGTTTACCGTGACCCTTACTTCCCACCAAACCAAGTTTTGATTGGACACAAAGGAACGTCATTGTTAGATACAGGTTACATCTACGCACCATACGTACCATTACAATTAACACCTACAATGTATAACCCATTCAACTTTACACCGATTAAAGGTATAATGACAAGATACGCGAAAAAAATGGTGAACAACCGTTTCTACGGACGTATCACTGTTGATGGAGTACGTACATTCGATTTAAGAGAATTGAGATAATCAACAACTTAAAATAACCCTCAAAAGGAGACAAGAAATTGTCTCCTTTTTTTATTTCCCATGGTTTGCTCATAGGGAATGTTAAATTACATAATTAACAGGTCATTTTATGATTTACATTCGTCAATATTGTATTGTCTGTTTATATTTATAAAAAAGAATTGTTATGAAAAAATATATTATATTTTTATTTTGTTTCTTATATAGTTTTATAGGAAGTACTCAAGTTAGTTATTACACATTTGGAACATCAACAGGAACCTATACACCAATAGTTGGTGGTAGTAATTACGATAACTTTACAAGTTGGTCAAATACAAATTTTTTAGATGATAATAATTCATCTGCTTTAGAATCAATAGGTTTTAATTTTGTTTATAATGGAACTACTTATACTCAATTTGCAGTTAATACTAACGGATTTATAACATTAGGTGCGTTACCAACTAATAGTTATTTACCACTATCCACAGGTACGTCAAATAATGTAATATCCGCAATGGGAGCTGACTTAATAGGTCGTGGTTCTTTATTAGCAAATAGAACTTCAGGTAGTGCGGTAATTACAATTACAGGTGGTGACATATCTTTAATATCAGTTGGCGATAAGGTAAGTGGTACGGGTATTCCTGCAGGTGCTACGGTACTATCTAAAACCGCAACAACTGTAACAATTTCAGCAAATGCCACAAGTGCTGGTACAGGGTTTCATTTTAGATTTAGTAGGTCAGGATTTGGTATTAGATTTCAAACAATAGGAACATCTCCAAATAGGACATTAGTCGTTCAATGGACAGGATGGCAAAGATATACCACAACAGGTGGTTTTGGTGAATTATATAACTTTCAGATAAGATTAAATGAGACCACAAATACAATCAACGTGGTCTATAATATACAAGGGCCAACAAGTACTACCTCAACAACATTTCAGGTAGGTTTAAGAGGAAGTACGAACACTGATTTTAATAATAGATTAACAACAACAAATTGGTCATCAACAACCGCAGGAACATTAAACAGTTCAACGGTGGCAATTTCAAATACAGTTAAACCAACTTCAGGTTTAACATACATTTGGACACCACCTTCGGTTCCATCAAATGATGCTTGTGTAAATGCAACCTTGTTATCATTACAATGTCCTGGCTCATCTACAGGAACTATAGGGACAACAATCGGTTCAATTACTACAGATGGTCTACCCAACCCATCTTGTGATGCCTCAGGAACAATTAGAGATGTATGGTATTATTTCACAACGGGAAATGATACAGAACTTAAACTTTATGCAACATTAGGAACTGCAACATGGGTTGGGGTGGAAATATATACATCTTGTGGAACGTTAGCAACAGGATTAAATACTTCATGTGATTTTAATATTTTATCACCAAACCCAACAAATATTACAGGATTATTAATGAATACCACATATAGGATAAGAATCTTTACCAACGTTTCATATGATACTCCAGGAACTTTCACAATATATCTTAACACTGTAAATAATACGTCAACATTATCTTCCTCTGTTGGAACTAATAATCAAACTTTGTGTAAGAATACACCTATCACCAACATTACTTATAACACTAAAGGTGCGACAGGTTCTACTTTTTCAGGTTTACCTACAGGTGTTACAGGAAGTTGGAATGGTAATGTGGTAACAATAACTGGTACTCCTTCAGTTTCAGGAACCTTTAATTATGTTGTAACACTTACAGGTGGATGTGGAACTGTAACGTCAAATGGGACAATCACAGTAAATCCTACCGTCTCTACAATATCCACAATCAATGGAAATCCAAATATAATTGCGGGAACAACAGAAAACTATTCAATACCTTCAGACCCAAACGCTTCTACATATCAATGGGATTATAGAGAAAGTAGTGTGTCAAGTTGGGTTACAAATGTATCAAACACAAATTCAGTTAGTATTACTTGGCCAACAACAACTACAGATGGTGAAGTATTGGTTACAGTTTCAAATAGTTGTAATACTGTAAACAAAAATTTATTAATTCATGTGGATGGGGTTTTACCTGTTGAGTTATTATTTTTTGAAGGTAAACCTGTTTTAAATACAAATTATTTATATTGGTCAACCGCATCGGAGCATAATTCCGATTATTTTGAAATCTTAAATAGTACAAATGGTGAAGATTGGGAAAATATTGGAAATGTTACCTCATCAGGAAATTCAACGGTTAAGAACAATTATGATTTTTATCATTTATCACCTTCACGTACAATTAATTATTACATACTGAGACAAGTTGATTATGATGGAGTATTTAAAACTTATAGTCCTATTGTTATTGATAATCGAATTGGTGGTAAAAAAATAATTAAATACACGAATCTACTTGGTCAAGAAGTTGGTCCTGATGAAAAAGGTATAATTTTTATTATTTACGAAGACAATTCTGTGATAAAAACCATTAAATAAAAGTATTTATATACATGAATACTTTAAGAGGATTAATTAAAGAGAATCTTTTATTAGAAAAACGAATTGGTCAGCTATCCGCAAACTTTGAGATTGTTATGGGGTTTGATATTATTACCACCAAACACTCTAAAGATAGAGGAAGTGGTAGAGACCTTGAAAATTATAATCAAAGACCTGTTGAGAATAGAGAAATTGTTGAGGTTGTTAGTCTATTTAAAAAGGAAATTGCTGAGAAAATTATTATGGGGGAAATAAAAGACCAAGATAATTTTGTTGTTATATCAAACCAATGGGAATTGGCAATGCCGATAATTGCTGAAAAGGAATCAAACACTTATTGGAAACTTATTATCAAATCAGTATTCAGACAATCAGAAACTCACAAATTTTTATACGGAAGAGACCAAGTGGTTTTGGAAAAATAAATGAGGGTTGTATCTGAATCGTTGCCTCCCCCATTCTGTTGTGATTAATTGTATCTAAATCGTTTCCTTCAACCACATTACAAAGATAACACTTTTTTCCGTCCCCACAATCTTTTTTTCCTATTTTTTTGATATTTATAAATAAAATATCAAAATGAAAAAGATTTATCTTAATGAAGAACTTAACTCAATGAAATACCTTTTTGATTATAAGAGAGGTAGAGTTATTTCTGAACAAGTCACCTATTATAAAGGTTCCGATGGTAAAGTTGGAGTTCTTAATGGACCGTACGCTTTACCACAAGGTGCAACTGCGATTAGTCAACAAGAGTATAATACTGCGTCAAGTACTTCTCCACAAGTCTCTCAACAACTTTTACCACAACAAATGACTCAATCTACAACACAAACAACTACTGTAGCACCTACCACAACACAAACAACTACTGTAGTACCACAATTAAAAGGTTCTCACGGTGGTGATTACGTTAAACAAGCCCAAACTCTTTTAGGTGTTACCGCGGATGGTAAATTTGGACCTAAAACATTGGAGGCTTTAAAAACTAAAGTTGGTTCATCAACTACCGAAACAACAACCGCCAAATCTGCGGATGCGTCTACTGAAAATTCACAGACATCAACAACTCAACCTGTACAAGGAGCCCAACCTGTACAAGGAGCCCAACCTGTACAAGGAGCCCAACCCGCACAAAAAGTAGATAAAGGGGATAGTAGTTCTGTCGCACCGTAAAACAATTCCAAATAAACAGATATTTATATATTAAACAAAGGTAAAAATGAAGAAATTATATTTTTTAAATGAAGAAGAATCAAACAGAATTTTGAATCTTCACAAAAACGCAACTAAGAAACAATACTTGTCTGAACAAGTTTCAAATGACCAAGAATTAGATGAAATTGATTGGGGTAGTGTTGGTACAGGTGCCGCGGCGGGAGCTGCAGGTGGAGCCATAGTAGGAGGTGTTGGTGCGATTCCAGGAGCTATTATTGGTGGTGGTGCGGCGTTACTAAGTCAAGCATTTGGTGGAAGTTATTCTGCGGATGCTGCCAAAAAAATATTATCCGCTTGTAATAGTAAAGGTCAAGTTGGTCCTCCTCAAATGGATAGACAAACATTAAATGGTATTGCTGACGCGATTAACACTGCAATAGAAGGTTTGGGTACTGATGAAAATGCCATTAAAACTAATTTAAGTAAAATCCAATCAATACCTGATTTATGTGGTATGGCGAAAACTTATCAAACAAGACACGGAGAATCTTTATTTGATGCGATTGATGGTGATATTGATAGTCCTAACGAATGGAAAACATACGTATTTTTACCATTGTTAAATGCTTATGAAAACACTAAAGAAGCCGCAGCGAAAGTTAAACAAGATACAGGTGGTGGAGATGTTGCAACAAATGCACAAAAATGTGGATGGGGTACTGACGTTGAGGGTTATAAAAACTCGGGATGGAAATGTCCAAAACCTGGTACTAAAGTTAATACAGGTGGTGGCGGAGGAGGTACTACCTCATTGGCACCTAAAATTAAAGCAATTCAATCTAAAGTTGGTGTTACTCAAACAGGTACTATGGACCAATCGACCATAGACGCATTAATGACTAAAATAAATGGTGGTTCTGTACCAACTCCTCAAGCGGCACCTACACAACCAAGTAATGTTGCTCAATAACAAATTAAAAATACAACAAAAAATATTATGAAAAAAAGATTAGTTATAACTGAAGGAGAAAGGTCAAAAATCCTTAACATGCACGGATTCAAACAAATGATTTCTGAAGCAACTTTGGCGGACGTTCAAACGGCATTAAATAGTAAATTTGGTGCGGGTTTAACGGCTGATGGTAAACTTGGTCCTAAAACAATTGCTGCGATTGAGAGAGCGTTAGGTGGTACACCTGTTACTCCTACGAGTGGGTCAACTGAAACCGACATTAAATTAACTCCAAAACCTGTAAAACCTATTGATATTAATCGTGGTCCTACCGACCTTGCGACGGCAGACAAAGGTGAAAGTAGTAGTGCATCAGTTTAAACCATAATACAATCAATTATCCTACTTGCCGTAGAATAATTAGTTGCCAATGGTATATCGTGTACATTACAAATTCTTAATAACATACTAACATCTACTTGATGTGGGTGAACTTCCAAGGGGTCAATGAAGAAAATAACTACATTGACCTCTTTGTTTATAATCATAGATGCTATCTGAGCATCACCTCCCATAGGACCACTAAACATTGTTTGAACTTTCTGTAATCCTGCGTGGATTAAATGTTTACCTGTAGTTCCTGTAGCAACCACCTCAACATTATCTGAAGTAAAAAATGGTAAACGTTTCATAACAAACGATACCATATCTGCCTTCTTCCCATCATGGGCGATTAACGCCAATTTAATTTTGTTCATTACTCTCTTCTTTCTTTGATAATACTCTAATACATTTGGAAATCACTTCGGATTCACCTAATGAATATACTCCTGATTCATGTGCGTATTTAACTGCCTGTACTAATAGATAAATTGAATGTTCCTTATCCATGGTCTGTAAGAGAACCTCTAAATGGTCTTCATTAAGTAAGGGTATAGTATTGAATAATTTTCCGAATATTTGTGGTTCTTCCATTTCCATAGTTTAAGATATTTATAAGTATAAGTATTAATTTTTATAATGTTAAGAGATATCGTAAATAAGGTGAAGAAGGAAATCCTCAAAGAAGCTACAGGTGATTCAAGTGGTAGTAGAGGCTCTTATATTGGTCCATTATCGCCAGGGGTTAAAGAATTTGATAAAAACGCCTTGGCACCATTTAATACACCTGTATCAAAATATAATGATGCAATGTTAGAGTATGATAGTTACGATGGAAAAATGGATGAAACCAAAAAACAAATTAAGAAGATTGAAACTAAAGCAAAGAAACAATCTGACTATCTTAAAAAACATCCTAACCTAACATCAAGTGATGATGACGGTAATAACATTAATCAAACTCCAGGTTATAAAAAAACTTTTGTCCCTATTAAAGAAGTTGGGAAGAAAAAGAAAAAGACTCAAAATGAGTCTTTACATGATTTAATTAAATCCGTCCTGAGAGATTCCTTCAGATAACTCAATCTTATCCAAAATAGTCCTTAAAGAGTGTTTAATTTGAGCTTTAATCTCTTCTTTATACTCTTGTCTAATCTTCTCGGTTTTAGAGTCGTACATCTTACTTAAACGGTCCCATTCTCTATCTAATAGAATTACATCATAATGGTAAACGTGATTAGTGATACTAATACGTCTATCATCAAGAACTACGAATAAACCTAACTCGGCATTTTTAATGTAACGTTCACCCGATAATGGGGCGATAAGGAATTTTGATTCGGGATGTGTGATTAATGAACGACAAATTGCCAAACAAATTCGTTGATTTTCTGTCAACAATTCTATAGGTTTTAATCCTTTATATCTGGACCATATTGTCCATTTGACGTATAAACGTCTGAATAATTTTTTCATATTTTTATTTATTACAACAAATATATGAAAAAAATACTGTACTTGAAAGAAATTTAGAAAAAATTATTTTTTACGTTTGGTCTCGTTCATTAAAAAATCAAAAACTTGGTCAATAGATTCTTTTGCGGTTGCGATATGGTCTTGAGCCCAATCATGTCCGTTTTCTAAAATATCATGAATTTCTTCTTCATCAAGATTAAGTAACAAACCTGTTTGTCTATGTATTTGTTGTAAATTACTAAAGAACATATATCTATCATTCTCTTGTTCTTTAACAACTTTAGAAATTAGTCTTGTTAATTCAGATTCATTTATTCTTATTACTTTCATGTTAATCTTTGATTTTGTATGTATTCATGAACGCCTTTTCAGCGTAATCTAAAAACTTATCTCCGTAGATACGACATAATCTGTTCATAACTAATTGAGGATTCTTTCTCATATAACGAAGAATATCTGCAGGTATTTGTTCATCATACTTGCCGAATATCCCTTGTATCTGTTTTTCTCTTGGAATCATTTTTACATGTGGTTCCACAGTGAATTCAGGTTCTCCAATTGTATCATCAAATTCCTCTTCATTAAGAACTCTCTTAACAATTCTATTTAAGTCCGATTCAGTTAATCTTACAACTTTTTTCATAATGATTAAGAATTTAAACCGTTCATACCTCCTAAAGCAACCGCGTCTAATAACACTACCGCTTTACCTTGGTCATTTAACCACGTTGGGTGTGGTGGTGTTATAGATACAGTGTTTCCACTACAATCTAATACACATACGTTATATTCAGTTCCTGCTGATAGTGGTGCTAATGCTGCCCCAACATTCGGGAACAATAATGACGGATTTATAATTGACATATTTTTGTTTTTTTATTTTAATAGTAATAGTTTATTATTTCGTAAGCCTCAACACCTCCTGTAGTAAATATAGGTCCGTTTGTTAATACTCTATCGATATTTGTTTTAGTCATTGTACGGTTTGTCACATACTCAGTAACACCTGTTCTAACATATAAAATAGTGTTAAACAATTGTCCACAATCTTCACAAGTGTTATAATTTGTAAAATCAGTTGCCGTAAATAGTGAGAAGTCCAATTGACCAAAAGGATTTAAATCTGACCAAGTCACTCCTGTTGTAGATATTGATTGTCCACCACAA